TCTATACGCTGGCCCTGTACCTGATCGGTCGCGCCGCTAGGTTGATCGTTCATGTGCAGCCCAAAGGCCGGAAAATTATAAAACTCATTGCCGATAAATTTCCCGTTATACCCAGCTGAAACATAAACGGGATAAGCATAATTGGGATTGCCGGGGATCCCGCTCTGATCCATAACGCCGTCGTGAAATCTGTTGTAGTAAAAGTACAAGCTGTTGCCACCGTTGGCGCTGTCGCTGTGGTTGCCGGTAGCTAACATCATGGCTCTCGGGGAGTCATGGAAATCGTTGTACTGCATGGTGATGAAGTTGGGAGCAGACGCCGAGCACGCAAGGGATACCCCGCCGTCCGTACTGGTTGCGATACTCATGTCGATGTCAAAGCCGTCGATGACCGTATAAAAACCGCCCCCGGCACAGACGCGCATCGCGTAACCGTTGCGCCGAAGGATGGCCTTGCTCGTACCGGCGCTCAACGTGCCATCGCTATTGCGGATCACGGCGCGGTTTTCCGCCTTCAATGTAAACGGATTGCCCACGCTACCCTTCGGAAGCCATTGCCCTATGGACGCCTCGTCGAGATTTTCCGAATAGGTTCCCGGCTTGACGATGACCGTTTTTCCCGCTCCTGCTCCCGCTGTGGTGCCGATACAAGCGAGAGCAGCCGCGATCGTGGTTGATGGCGTGGTAGACGTTTGCATCGTGGTGCAGTTAGTCGTCGAGCCGCCTCCGGCGTAGTAAGTTTGTGCCTCGGCCTGAACGGCGAACAATAACAATAAAAGAGCGACTAAATACCTCATTGAATCACGATCATCCGACGCCCGGTCACAGCCGGCGTAGTCGTATCGCTACACGAAAAGGTGTCCACTACCGCATCCGTTACGGCGCTCGGCCATTCCAGATGTATGCCGCAAAAGCCTGAAACAATCGGAGTAGAGTCTACAAACGGCGTGCCCCTGACGGTCCCGTTGACCTTGAGAGTAATAGTACTCCCCGTAGCATCGCCGGTGATTACATCCCCGTTGGCGCAACCTCCAGCCACATAGGTATGCAAAGTCCAGATCGCGTTCTTGAGAGAAAAAATTACATCATTAGTAAGGGTGCAGCCCACCACATAGAAAGTTTGATCCGAACCCGCAGATGCGCGCAAAACGACCGCAACAGTCGCGTCGGTTCCGGTGAGATTGACAACCGTTAGGCTGGCGCTCTGATCGTTGGCCGGTTGAAAGCGCGTAAAGCGTATATTGCTCGAATTGCCTGCGGCGGTGGTTGACTCGACCTGGTTACTGACGATTTGCGCCGTCAGGTCATTAGTGGTCGGAGTCCAATCGCCGCTGATGGGGTTTGCATCGGCGCGGTTGAAATTGTCGCTCTGAGTGACTGCCCACGCAGGCGATATGGCGACGAACAGTAGAAGCAGTCCTATGAAAAATCTATTCACTATCAATAACCACCGTGATCGTTACCGAAATCCGTTTAGGAGTCCCGCTTTGAGCCGCGTTGACCATGACAAAATCGAGCAGTTGCCCGACTGCAATGGCGTCAATGCCGCTGCTAAAAGAAGTCGAAGTCGCTCCGCTCGTAGTACAAACAAGATTGGACGACAGAATATTTGTCCCGCTGCGAGCTACGTTGATGGTACTCGTGCCGGTATCGGTCCGGCACTTGATCGACGTCACATGAAACGCAGCCAATTGATTTTCATAGACTGCCAATTGACCGTCGCTATTGGTCAGAGCGGCACCGGAATCCGATCCGATCACAAAAGCAATGTTGCGTTTGCGTAGGGTTGCCGCCTGAATGCCGACTTTGCCAGTAATGCCCGTTGCCTTGATTGCTACCGCGTTTGTCGAAACGTCGCCTATCTCAATCTTTTTTGATGAATTGATCGAGTCGCTATCCTCGCATACCGTAGAGTCGTTGATCGTCGTGGCCGAGGCGGCTTTGGATAGACAGCCGGTGGCCAGTCCGCTGAGTCCGCCCGGCGCATTGCCGAGCTGAGAGACCATTTGGAAATAAGCACCATCGTAAACCACTTCGACGATCTGCCCTGTGCGAATATCGTTATCTACGAGATCGGTCGTGGCGCCGCCGACCGGCTTCTTTATCGTGACCGGGCTGGCGATGCCGTTTAACGCCAGCGTTGCCGCCCCGGTGTTGGCCGTGTTGGCTTTAAAGAAGTAGTGCGCGCCGGTCGTGTATGCCGTGATCGGCGGCGTCAGATTGCAGGCATAGGCATCGGTCGATCCGGCGTCGGCGCAATAGGCGCTCGCGCCTGGATTGATGATGGTGGATAGCGCGCGCCAGCGCCCGCCTGAAACGACTGCATCGTATTGGATGATCAGCCCCTGATTCGGCCCGACGATGATATCTGAGCCGAAAGCAAAGCGGTTCGCCGCGCTGGAGCTTGAGGACTCGTTGGGGAAGATCGCGGCGAAGCTGCCCACATTATACAACGTCAGCAGCCGGCCATCGGCCCCGCCTTGGAGTCCGGTGATCGAGTAAATCGCGGTTGTCGCGAAGCGGATCGTTGAGGCTGTCGCTAGACTCGTTGGATTCCAGTCATTGGTATTCGCTGCCAATGCTGTCGGCGAGATGTCCCCGGCGAGATCGAGCCGGCCAAGTTGGATTGTTTTACCTGTCAGTGCCAAGACGGAGCACAGTCCGACGACGGGCTGAGGGCCGCCCGATGATGTCATGCAGATTTCATTGGTCGTCCCTAGCACGTCCGTAACGTCGCCCGTCCCGCCTCCCCCGCCGCCGCCGATCGATGCCCATGCCGAGCCATTCCAAGCGCAAAGCACGCGCGTCGAGCCGCCGCCTGTCGTGCAATCCGTCCCGCTGTTGCCATCGGTGACGATCACCAGCGCATGGTTGGCCGGGCGGGTTGCGACGGTAACTTCCGGCAGCTTGATGTAAACCGTCTTGCCCGTCAGGTCCATCGTCGAGCAGAGCGTGATCGCCGGCGTCGGCGTACCGGTGTTTGAGATGCAAACGCCGTTGGCCTCGCCCGTCGGCACGATCTCGGCGTCGCGGGTGAATGCCGGGCTGATGCTGCTATCGGGGATATACTGAGCGGCGCCAGATAAGGAGATCGGGAGACAAGGAAACAGGGAGATAAGGAGAATTAGGAGTAACTTTTTCATTTTAGTAAAAATATCGGCTCCAAAGGTCCACGCCGCTTGCTGGCGCGATCCCCATCTTGACCGCCGTTCCCGAAACTCCATACTCCGCCTCGCCCGGTGTCGGATTGACCGCCACGCGCACTTGACGAATTCCCTGGTGGACGATCATCATGCTCTCTGCTATCGGCGTGTGGCTGATAGTAAAATTCACGTTTGATCCGTTCTTTGTACCGGATAAGTCCTCGATCACCCACATAAGCAATATTGAAAACCTCGCGTTTCTCTAATATGATCGAGCAGATGAAACACGGACATACTCACGATGGTCATGGCACGCCGACATTCAATACTTGGAGATGCATGCGTTCCCGCTGCTACTACGTGAAAGATCAGGATTATAATCTTTATGGCGGACGCGGAATTAAAGTTTGCGATGAATGGAGAGAAGCCTTCCTTAATTTTCTTTCCGATATGGGAGAAAGGCCGAAAGGAATGATGCTCGACCGTATTGATCCAAACGGAAATTATGAGCGTTCCAATTGTCGATGGGTTACCGATAAAGAAAGCGGCAATAATCGTCGCAATACTCCTAGAGTAGAATATCAAGGTAAGATTATGACGTTGATGGAATTGGCTCCGATTCTGAATGTTGATTTCACAACCCTTCACTATCGGCTCAAGCATTGTCCTGAAAAACTTTTGACTCCTGGCAAAATAAATAAAAAGGGAATTCCTCTGGGTCCGCATCATCGTTCCACTTGACGTCATGTTTTTACTTCCCACTGATCGTAAAACCGCACCACCGAATTTTGATAGATCAAAGTTGCAGACAACAACCACGTTTCGTTAGGCACCTGTCCGACATCGCGGATCGAGCGCAGCTCGCCGTAGTCGAGCCACTCGCCCTCGCCCCACTTGATTTGAATATGCTGCCCTACTGTCGGCAGCTGTTCGCCGAATGTCATTTGCGGTCCTCTATCAAACTTGCGATGAATTGATTTTTATCTATCGGCTGATCCAACTCCCAAGCAGGTTCAACCTGCTCCAACCATGTCAATGCATCACTTATCAATTTGCGGTAGTGCTCGCCGTAGATTTGCACCAACTCGTCTACTTTGCTCATAACGTCCACTAGGCCGTCACGTACTGGCACACTATGTTCTGCCCCGCTACAACAGATGACCCCAACGTTATAGTCCTATTCCCGGTGCCGCCCGCGGTGAATTGCAATTCCGCAGGTGCCGACGCGACCCGCTTCAAATACAAGCCCGACCACGAAACGATCAGGGAATTAAGATCAGGATTTTGCGACAGCGTGAATGTTGTCCCCGTCCCGCCACTCGGCGTCTCGGTGACGAACGTCCCGATATTAGCGACCGAGGACGGCGGCAGCGGGATCGTCTGCGGCGGCACGTCGAGCAGCGCCGCCTGGATCGCGGTGATCTCCGAGTTGGCCAGCACCGAGTCGGCCTTGCATACATGGCTGACATGGATTCCGAGATTGCCGACATAGACTCCGCTGCTGTTAAATGGATTGCTATTGGTAGGCGTCGACTTTGGCACACGGTCCTCGAACCAAATCAGAGTGCTGGAATTGCTCAGCAAATTCTCAACGGCATAGGATAAAGTCTCGCCGGTGGTCAGAGCGATGCCCAAATTGAGCTCATAATATCCATTGCCGTCCACTGCGTATTGAAAGCGCGGCACATTGACCGCCACCGCATGAATGAATGAATCGCGCCGGATGGCGGTCGATGTGCTTGCCCTGGTAAACGTCACGCCGTCAATCCCCATAAAATCCAGGTTATCCAAGAGCGGCGCATAGAAAGTTATTTTCTTGCGCAACGCGTAATTGAGCTTCAGGATATTCGCTATGGTCCAGAAGTTGATCATTGTCGTTGATGCAACCGCCTCAAATGACCCATGATTCGCATTCGAGAATAAATTAGCTGCGGCACAACAAACGGTTTTTCTATTGCCGCTGGGGCACCTTGATTCTCTGACTCCCGGCGAACACGCAGCTTTGCTGATAAATTTATTATTTCGTGAGTCACAACGGTCGCCGCGCTGATATAGCAACGCAATCTATTTCGGTGATCGTTATTTCCATCACAACCTGTGGGACAACTGTTATCGCAGCACGAAGCCGTAAAAGTGTTAGAGATCATACGATGTCCCCTGATGTTATCTTTTGCAGTTGAAAATCGTTGGACTGCACCCAGCCGCTGACGTTGCCGCTGAAATCGATCGACCGCACGCGCGTATAGAGATTGACACCGTAAGGCGGCGGGTTGTTGCTCAGGTCGAGCACCATACGGACATTGGTCGTCTGCCCGACCAGCGCCGCGCTCGTCCCTGCTCTGGCGTTGGCGTAGCCGACTAGGTTTCCGCGATATGGATTGCCCGAGGCGTCGATCAGAAAATCGAATTTCCAGACTTCAGCTTCTATTGCCGCCAGATCCAACGATGTTGGCAGAGTGTAGCTCGCCTGAATCGTGACGGTTTTCAAAACGCCCCAACTCTCGACTAAGCTCGGCGGGTCGGGCGGTGTCGTATCGCCGAAAAACGTCGTCGGCCCACGGACCAGCGGAGCGAAGTTGTTGTAAATGCCGCTCGAATTGTACGGTGTGAAGCGATGATACCAAGTCCCGCCCTGATCGCCGCCGTCGCGCTCCCAGTGCATCCCGACCGGCCGCGCCAGTTCCAGCCAATTGATCCGGTCGTCTGATTGCTCGACTTTAAATCCGTAAGTCTCGCTGAAACTCGTCCATCTAATCCGATAGGTCGTCCCGGCCGTCGGCAGCCCGGTGAACTCCTCGCATGCCGCCGAGCGACTGAGCGCGTCGTAATATAAAATCTTTCTTTCCTGGTCGTGAAACGCGCCATCGGCGATCAGTAAATAAGCGCCTCGATAGTAATTGGTCTGTTCGGCTTGGCGGGGCTCGTTGAAATCCAAAACGATAACGGTCGTCGTCACCTCGGTGATGCCTGCGCCGAGCGGCCCTGCAGTGTGGGCATTGAGCGCCATATAACCGCCGTGAACGGCGAGGCCGCGAGTGATGTCGAACAGGATGATTGCTCCCCAGCTACCATCACGTCTCTGCACCAACTGACATTGCACCGAGGCTTCGCGTATCGGGATCGGCGGCACCAGGCTTAACGGGTATCTCTTGCGGTCGAGGCCCGCTGGCAACGGGTCGGGATTGTAAACCTCCTCGATATACTCGGTCCGGAGTTGCGTAATATGGCCCTGATCGTCTAGCTGAAAATCACGCGCGCGCGTCTTGATGTGGTCGATCAACTCCTCGCCGATAGCGAAGACGGCCCCTTCTTCCGGAAGATTATTAAAGACCGTGGCCACGCCGACCTGACTCCAACGCCCCGCGCCGGTAGCCAGTAATCGCGTTTCGCACAAGCTCATCCCCTTGTGCTGAATGATGGCGAGGTAATTTTTCCCGACGTCCAGGTCTATAGCGTAAGGAAGATTGAGCGTCCCTAACGTGCAGCCCGCCGGCAGCACTCCCGTATAGGCGCCGATGTCGCCGATGGTGCGCTCCGATAGCCAATCCAGATCGAACGGCTCGCCGGTCAACTGACTCGACGGTGATACGAAACTATAGCGGCGGCGCTCTAGATCCTGCCGCTTCATCTGGATCATGTTTTCGCGCAGTACTTCGCTCTCGCGGGTAATAGTCTCGTAGGCGACGACCTTTTGATTGATCGACGTCCTTGGCGCAACCGAGTCTATCGGCTGGGAAAGCTCGCTGGTGTAATCGCTCGCGCTGTCCCGAAACTGCCCGACGATTTGATTAAACGGATCATCCGGCGGTGAAATCTCCATCGAGATCGAGCCCTCGATGATATTGCCGGGCTCGGCCAGCAGCATGTTTGGCGTACCCGGTTTATCGATCACATATTTCCAAAGAAGTCCCGATGGAAATACGCAAGCTCGGCCCTCGCCGGCGACTCGCTTGACCCAGTCCCAATCCCATCGCCGCTCGGTTATGCCGACGTCGCAGACGTCCCGCTGCTCCATACCGCCGCCCTGCGCCGATACCGCTTCGTCATAGTAGGCGAGCGAGTCGAAGTGCCACTGCGCGTCGTCGATCTCGGTTTCTGAAAACTCATAGCCCATGCCGCAAGTGGGATGAGTCATGAGGTCGCGCACTATCAGCGTGCGGGCGCGAGTGTAGCCCAGCGTCCCTACCACCGGATCTTTGCATTTCTTTCCCTTGACGAAGGCGCTCACTTCGAGGGCTTGCAGGTTTCTAACTTGATTGCCTTGAAGCCCGGTAATGCCCAACAGCACATAGCCGGGATAGTTCGTTGTCGCATAGCTGATTTCTTCGACGTTAAATAAAATGACCGTGGTGGCGTGGGCGTCGGTGGCCTTGCCGACATGGGCGCTATTGATCGTGACCTTTAAGTCCCATTGTCCGTCAGGGGCGAGCTCGTCGTGCCAGATCGACCCCTCAAATTGACCGAACTGAATATAATGTTGAAAGGCCGCCGCGGGCGAACTGCCGTGATAGGGATCGGCTGCTACATCGGGCCGGTCGGCCCAATATTTTGTTGCGGCTTCCAAAGAGACCATTGACGTCTGCACGTAGATGTCGCGGAAAAATGCGCTGCGAATCGCGTCCTCAATGTGCCAGAATAGTCCGCTCGGCGAAGGCACGACGACATAATCCGGATAGCCGACTCTTCTCAAATCAATCCGCAACTCGATCACGTCGGACGTAAACATGCCCGTAGGCGGCGAGCGCCAAAGACCGCCGGGAAACTGCAAAATCAATTTGACGACGTTGACGTTGTTTCCATGCGTGATGTACGGAATCGTCGTGCCGACCTCGGTATTGTCATCGTAAGGCAGCGTTCTGCCGTCAACGAATAGATTCCTGGTCTGATTGAATTCGGGTATAACCGATTGAGTGAGACTGCCGAGCCGGGTATTGATGACGACGCCCTGATATTGATTGGCCGGCACCCGGTCGATCAGCACGTCATAAATAGCTTCGTATTCGTCGCCGCCGCTATCGCCCAGACAGTACAAAACGTCGGCGATCATCGTGGTGTAATCGGCCGACAGGTGCGCGCCCGATGCGATTACGTGGCCCCAAATCCTTTGCTCGCCGTACCAGACCGGAATCGGCACACCCTGGCCCGTGGTGTTTTGATAACCGGTAATTCCAAATGCCTGCCCGCTGCTGCCATCGAGCTTCGGCGCTTTGGGATTTGGCGAAAGCGATCTTATTATCGCGCTTATGGCCATACTGACGGCCATACTGACGACGATGCTCGTCACCGTAGAAGCCACCGTTACTGCTGCCGCACTAGCAAAGATCGTAGCAAAGAACGGAGCGAATAAAGCAGGCGCTTCAGTTTTTAAAACCAGCTTCACGCGCTCACTTTTTTGGGGAATATAACTCCGCCAATCAGCAACCAGCCGCCCGTTGATCAGACAAGCCTCGACGCCCGCCGCATATTGTTGCAGCAACGCGCCGAGATTGGCCCCATTCGCGTCGACGGCCGCGCTATCTTCTTCGTAACCTGCCGGTCCCTGTAGTGTTGCCGTTAAGAACATAAGTCTTTATGACGATAGAATCCCTTGAGTGAGGAATCCCAGCCCGGCCGGCTGATATCGATCTTGGCCACGCCGTTGGTATTGGTTATGCATTGAATACATCGCCGATAGTCGATCATGACGCCGACGTGAAATCCGTTGAAAAACTCCACCCCATGAAAAACCGCGATATCGCCGAACTGCGGCTGATTCACCTTGACGAAATTGCGCGCTTCTTTCATCGCCTCTTTAGTGGTCTCAATCCCCATCTCGGAAAAAAACTTCATGGCGAACTTCAAGCACCCCTCGTCCTCGTAAGGCAGCCCGAGCCACCCGCCGAGGCCCACCGGCTTGTTACAAAGGTCTTCGATCCGTTTTCTGGTTTCTTCCTCGATCATGAAATACGCGGCACCTCGGGAGACAAACCGGGAAATTCTGCTTGAGTGTAAATCTTGCGCGGCAATACACCCCGGCCAAGCCAGCGCCCCACGGTGAAAATCACCATCGACTGATCCGCTTTGATCGCCAAGACTTTCGCCATGCGCTCCCAATGTCCCGTTATTTGATTGAGTAGATTGGCGTGCAGCAAGCGCAAGGTTATCGTGCCGCCGGTCACATCGATTTGCTTGACGTATTTTCCGGCGAGGCCAGCCAGATTGCTGACCGAGATCGTCGCCGCCTCGATGCTCATCCCCTGCGAGGTCTTCATGTTATCCCACATCATCATGATCGGGCTGAACGTGCGGCTGTTCCAAATAACCGGCTCTGGGTTGTTGGCCCAGTAAGAAATCACCGGCCCGACCGGATTCTCGACGAGCTCGACTGTCTTGATAAACCGGCCGCCTTCGTAGTTCGCCGTCAGTTTGCGGATATAGGCATCGTCTAGGATTAACATTCACCTACGTTGCGACCTCCTCGATGACAAGTTTCAGCCGGTGAATATTCTCGCTCGTCACCTGCGAGCGAAAGCTGCGCGCCATTTGAGTTTTTTCTTCGGTCCGTAGCACGCATTTGATCCGCCGGCGATATTTCGCCGTGATCGGATAGTTGGGATTGATGACGCCGGTGAAGCGGATCGCATCGCAGGTGATCCCGTCGCCACCGAGCGGCGTCCACGGCTGGTAAAATGAGCCGTTGACGTAAATCGCAAGCGACGAGACAAACACGAAACGATGCGGCAGATCGTAATCGGTCGTGTTGGCGATGCCGATGCCGACCAGGACCGGTGTCACGACCTCGCCGAAGCCGGCGCCGTCGAACCAGAAAGGCGTGTCGCCCTGGACGTATTCGAGGAGCCCACGGATGGGCGCGATCAATTCCTCCCGCCCCGGCACGACGATCTCCCAGCTCGAAAGCGGTCTTTTCTGCAGGCGGCGAAACATCATCGTGCCGTTGCCGACCGGATCTTTGAGAGTCGGCATGGAAAGATTCTGCGGCATGACGTGTTCAGGCGCGGCCAGCACAGTAAACGCCATTATTTCCCTCGTAGCCTCAAGCGTTGCTCAATCGCGCTCATCACCATTCCATCATTGACGATATTACCCGCGGTCACTTTGACCACTTGATCCGGCGTCATGTTTGGCTGACGCGGCGTGATGTCGCCGTTGATCTCGACGTTGACGACACTGCCGCCGCCCGGCACCTTGCCTGTCTTATTCATTTGCCCGAGCGTGTCCGCGCCGATGTTGTCGACGGCTTTTTTTTGCATGACGAATTCCCCGCCGTGGCCTATAAACAATCCGCCTCTTGCAAAGCTCGGTAACATGCCGCCGCGTTCTGCGCCGAGCATCCCCGGTCCGGCCAATTGCTCCGCACCGGCGCCAGCGAAGGACAAGCCCGAACCGAATAGGCTGCTGAGCCCCGAACCGAGCCATGACGAGACTTGCTTGCCGAGGTCTTTGGCCCAATCTTTCAATTGCGTATTGGCGGCGTCGTCCAACGCGCCGACCAGGCCGGAAATAAAGCCGGCGGCGATGGCCTTTAATGGTTCCAGGATTGTCTTGTCGAAGATCGCGCCTTCGAGTTCTATCATCATATTGCGCACTAGATTTTTCATACCTTCGCCGAGGGATTGCTGACCGGTCTCGATGCCGAGCAAAGTATTGCGCATCCCGCCGGTCAATGAATTGGCCAGATCTTCCCCCAACTTATCGGCGCGCGCTCTTGCTTCCGCTTCGGCGTCGACGCCTTCGCCCGCAAAGCCCACCCTTGCGCGGACCTGTTCCAGTGCCTTATCGATCAATAATCGGCGCGTGACGGCTTCGATTTCGTCCGGCAAAGCGCCAGCGGCCGCCGCCGCCGCTTGGGCGTCGGCGACCAGCTTGATGTATTTCCGGCTGATCTGATCGAGCGTCTTTGAAAGATCGTCCAGCCCCAGGCTCTCGGCGTCCATCTTGATTGCCGCCCACTTCTCCTCGGCATCGGTCAAAGCGTCTATGTCTTTGATCCACGCCTTGGATATCGCCTGAAGATCCTCAAGTGCTTGTTTTTCCAGCCGCAGCTGATCGGTCAAGTCACGGCGCCGGTCCTGCTCGGTTTTCAGCGCCGTGGAAATACCTTTTGAGTTTTCCTCCATCTCCTGCTGCGCCAGCGTGTAGTTCTGCGCGGCTTCCTTGCCGGACTCCATTTCGATGATTTGCGCTTGAAGCGCGGCGTTGGATTTTTGGATGGCCTCGATGACTCTTTGCATTTCATCGGCGGCTTTTTTCAGCGCCGCCGTATCGACCGGAGGTTTGAATGGCACTCGCTCCGTTACCGGCGTGTGCGATTGCGGAGATTCCAATTCAGCGAGTTGTCTTTGCAGATCGGCCTTATCGCTAAAAGTTGCCGTGGCAAATAATAACCTCAATCGCAAAGCACCTTCTTCAGCCAGTCTTATAAGGTGTTGCACATCCTCAATCGTCTGCGCCAAGTTGCCAGCGACAAACACTTCCAATTTATTACTAACTTTAGTCCAGGCATCACCGAATCTATCTATGGTGTCGATATCCTCGTCACTAAGACCGCCCGCTCTAAGTTCTGCCAGCCGGCCGGATATCTCTTGAATAGCCGGCCCGAGCTCGCGGAAAGATTTACCGAGCAGTTGTGCGCCAAGTTGCGCCCTATTGAGCGGATTGCTGACGTTGCCGAGCGCGTCGGTGACGAGATTTAAAAACGTCTCGGTATCGGCTTTGCGCAACTCGTCGAGATTGAGCCCGAGCGCCTTGACCGCTTCGGCCGCCGGATCGCTTTCGTTTTTGATCCCGCCGAGATTCTTCTGAAGTGTGAAAATGCCTTTCGCGAAGGCATCGAGCGAAGTCCCGTTCTCTTCAAGTGTCGATTTAAGCCCGCTGAGCGTCTGGCCTGATATGCCCGTCTGGAGCGATAGGTCTTTGAGTTGTCCGCCGAGTGCAACGATCTGTTTGCCGTAAGCGATGATTGCCCCGGCGCTAAATGACGCGGCGAGTATACCGCCGAAACTCTTGGCCAGGCTTTCGATGTTGGAAAAGGAAGTTTTAAACACTCCCTCCATCTCCTTGACATCGAGGCGCAGCTTGCCGAGGTCGGCGCGCATCTCGACCAGGAGTTGACCGACGGTGCCTTTACCTGCCATCGCTCACCTTGTTAAAGAACCGGTCAAGGAACATTTCCGACTCTTCTTCGCTGAGATATTTATTGCCGGGTGGAAACGGCAGGAGATCGACGAACTCGATCGGCTGGCCGCGGCCGCCGAACATATTGGCGACCGTGGCAGTTAGGAGCGCGACCGGACGCGCCTGGCGGTTCTCTCTTTCAATCCACTGTTCGGAAAGTAAACGGAGCTCAAAGGGCGTAAGCGCCCAGAATTCTTGCGAAGAGAGGCCGAGGTCTATTCGGGCGAAGGACCAGAGATCGCTGTCCCATTGAGTTTCATCAAATTTTTTTTTTCCGCTGACTCAATGGGCGCCTCGTCTGTCTTGGGCTCGATCTTTAAATAGGTTTCGGTGATCACGCGCAGGGTCAATTGCATCACGTCGCGAAGGTCGAACGGCATCAGGCCGACCGCCTCGATCGACAAGTCGGGATCTTCATGGAGCATTGATGCCCAGAGAATCGCCTCGCAGAAGTCCATCCCGACATCGCCCTGCTCGACCTGCGGTAGCTCTTCCATCATAATCCGAAAGATCGCCTTGCGCGGTTGCAGATTGCGTGACTTGTTGAGCTCGCGCTCGGCCGCCTTCAAACCACCGACCGTCAATAACAGGTGCCGCGGCTTGTCGAGGTCGATTTCTATCGGTTGAACGCCAACTCTCATGTTTTTAACTCAGGACTCAGAACTCATCACTCAGGACTATGGTAGCCCCGCCGTCCCCGTCGTCACCCGCGTCGGTGCGCCGCTGATCCTGACCGTCGCGCCCATCCTAATCGCCTTCGTGAAATCGAGATTCGGTGCCGGTGAAGTCAGATAGCCAGGAAACCCCCATCCGTGTAATGCGCCCGGCAGGATGACGCCCCAGAGTCTAATCGGCAGCGGCTCGGCCACCGCGTCGTCATACAAAACAACATGGATCGGAATATTGACGATGTCCCAAAGTACTTCCAGCGGCAGCTCGCCGCCGTCGCGCAGCGTCGCGGCGTATTCTTTATACCCGCCCGGCGATGAGTGGTTGGTTATCTCGTCAAAATCCTGGCGGATCTGCGGGCCGGTCAATACGGTGCATTGCGGGATCTCTTCGTAAGTCGATGAGGTCGGATTCTTCCGATATAACTTACTGCCTTTTGCGAGCATGTATGTCGACATGGATTACCTCTTTTAGGTCTGATTCGGCGTGCGATTTACGGCGACCTTGACGCTGTTATCGGTCATGACGATGGTGACGTCGCCGTTGGCATTGGTGAAGCCCGATCCGTTGATTAAAATCGTCGCCTGCTCGCCGGCCGCCAGTGAGTAAGGCCCGATATCGCCGATTCGATTGAGCGCATCGGCCACGGACTTCAGCGTCCATGTGAACGGGCTCGATGCGTGTGTGTTGCGGATCATGACGATCTCGCGGCCGGTATATTTAAATGAAATCCCGTCGACAAAGGCCGTGGGCGCGACGAAAATATCATCGAGCGAGTCGGCAGTCGGCGAAAGCGCCATGACCTTTTGCAGGTTGCGGATTTCGGTTGCTTCGTTTAGAGCCTTGACTGCCATGTTAATTCCCCCACAAAAAGCGATAGTCGCCGAGGATTTGATGATTAGACTGGCTCTCGACATCGGCGGCGACGTAGATCGGCAACTCGTCTTCCATGAAAACCCCGCCGATCGTGATGCCCGATTGGACGGCCTGCTGATCTTCCCAAGGCTTTAGCGCGCCACGGATCGCGTCCGCCGTCTGTCGTGCTACCGAATAGCTCGGCGCGACGGCCGATATCTGAAAGCGCGACTCCTCGGCGCCGCAGGCCCCGTCGTGCGAATATTCGGGCAGGCGCGAGGTCTGTTGATAAATGACCACGGGCAGGATGGCGTTCTGTGGATAAGTCGCCGGGTAAATGCGCGAGGCTACCAGCGCCGTCAGCGGCGGATAACTGCGCAATTGATTGACGATGACTTCTTCCAACGTCATGCGACTTCTTGCTCTAAATTTTCCCGAATGACTTGCTCAAAGGCCGCCAGGCCGGGCCCCTTCTGGCTTTCAAATGCCGGGGTCATCGATGGCCGGGCCCCGAAATGCTGGATCACCGGCCCGCCCCTCTGCGAGCGATAGGGCGGCCCCAATAGTTTGAAACCGAACTCCCACCAATAGGCGACATTCGCGTGCGTGACCGAGCGCCCGTTGGCGTCGGTGTCGAAAACTTCGGTGGATGGGCCGATCTTCACAGTGCCGCTAGAACCGCGCATTTTGGTCGTGGTGACGACTTTGATCCGCGGTGATATCAACCCTTTCGCCAGCCGCTCGCCTTGCGCCCTGACCGGTTCTGCGAATGCCAGGAGGGCTTTTCTAAGGACTGACTGCTCAAGCCGACGGATGCGGCCTTCTAATTTCCGGTTGAGATCCTGCAAGCCCTTCAATTCTAATTTCATGTCCACGGCTATGCTGTTTCCTTGCAAAGAATCTCTAACGTCGTCCGCAACCGGTCCGGTATCACCGATTCGATATCGAGCACCTCGTCGCGAAATAAAACGCGCTGCGCGGCCTCTACGCCGGGGCAATAACGGGTCATCACGCGCGTCGTGATATCCGCCCCGACCTGCTTGGCCAGGAACTGCTCGCGGCCGGATAGCTTGACCACGTCGGCGCGCAACTCCTGAAAGTCCGTCCAGACGTCGATCGGCTGCCCAAAGCCGTCCTGCGTCTGGGTGCGCTTCTGGATCGTGACCACTTCGCGGTTGCGTCCGCTATTCACAGCGCAAAAAGCCTCTCGTTTGAAATAAGGCTCTGGGCGAAATCCAACCCCTGGATTTTCGCCTCGGTATAGGATTCTCTGTTTTCGTAATAATCCGCCGTCTTGATCAGCAGATAGCTGATCAGATGCGGCGGGACGTTTTCGCGCTTGTCGCCGTATCCTGCGATAAATTCCACGGCCACCGCCGAGGGCCTTGGCTGAACATAAGGCCAAGAAGCGTTCTGACTCCTTACGATGCGCGGTGGCCGTGCATTTAGATCGACCCAATAAAGAGCCGGGTCAACGGTCTGGAATACGCCAGCACCGTCGAGGTATTTGATGCTCGTCACCGATTGCACCGGCCGCTTGAATATCTCGATGCAGTCGGGAAACCAGTCGAGATACATCGTCCATGTTTGCGTGATCAGCGCGAGGTCATAGATCAGCTCTACCATCGTGCGGACGGCGAGGATCTTGTCCTGGATCAGCAAGTCGTCGTTATCGAGATCGATGCGCGAGTGCGCCTTGACCTCGTCGAGGCCTATCGGCTCGATGACCGGCGGCACCTTAAGAACATACGACGGGATCGGCCTTCGATTAAGATCGAACATTTTTTCGTTTTACGGTTGCGGTTTCGCGTTTGAGATTATCTTCCGGCGTCTCGATCAGGCCGGGCGATT